TTAAAAATTCTAAATCCATCTTCAGTTAATTCATCATAATGCCTTGTAACAACTTGATTGAGAGTATTAACATCTACTTCATAGTATTCTGCAACTTGTTCTACAGTTAACAATTCGGTATTGGGTAATGTTACAAGTTGTTTTACTTTGTCTAAAACCTCAAGTCTGTTAATTAATTTTGCCCTTAATTCTTTGCTTTCCAGTAATTCTTCACTTGAATTCATGAAAAACATCCTCCTTATTATAAATAAAATTTTGATTGTATCCTAACTATAATATACTACAATGCATTTTATTTGTCAATAATTTTATATTAATATTTTATACAATCCTAAAAAACAACTTGTAAGTTATATTTACATGTTCGCTTCTTTCAATCAAATCAACTTTTTATTTAAATATGATTTTTTCTTCAAGATCTAAATATTGTAATTCAGGTCTTTTTAAAGCATTTTTAAATTGGGGTATATCTTCATTTTTTATATAAAGATATATTCTTCCATCTTTTTCAATAACTACTCTATCTTTATTGTTTATCAACTCTTGAATCCTATTATGAATTTCTTTTAAACTAACTCCATAATCTTCTACATTATATTTTCCAATATCACCTGTAGTTAAATTTAATTTATTATTATAAGATACTCTACCTAATACATTATCAGGAGTTAATATTTCATCAGAATAATATCTATATTTAATTACATTATTGTCTTTAATATATATTGTTGCTAAGTTACATAAAGGGAAAATTACTTCTCCAACCATTTTTATCTTCTCCTTTTTATAAAATCTACATTTGGTTCAAACTTAATAATTTGAAACATTCTTTTTTGATTCATAAATTTTATCCCTCACATTAAATTTCATTGATGCTGACATACGCAAACTTTTCCTTTTTTAAAGTCGCCTTTATACAATACACTTCTCATTTGCTGATACAATAATACATTATATTTCTTACAATAATGTTCTATATCATTTATTTCATAATATATTTCATATCTTTCTGGACAATCAAAGCAGCTAATATTATTGTTAAAATCATTACACACATCATTCTCTTTAATATATTTTTTATGCTTCACACAATATGGAGTATTGTCCTTAGCGTCTTGGCTGTATTCTTCTGTATAAAAATTACATTCTTCACAGTTCATTAATATCTACCCCTTTTAAAATAAAATGTCTAATTTATTAACAACTTATTTATTACCTACTTATTTATTGCCTACTCATGGTATCCCTGTAATATTCTATATGCTTTAAAGTTCTCTCCACCAGCCAAAGCCTCAATTGCTCTTTGATGTCTATCCAATAATGCCTTATGTTCAAGAATTAAACGATATAACCCTTTTACACCTAATGATTCCGCTTCCATATCTAATCTCATTTCTTTTGCTATTCGCTGATTTTCCCATTCTTTTTCACATTCTTCTTGAAAATTTTTTAATTCATCTCTATATTCTTCAAAACCTTCTGTTTCATATAAATCCCAACAGGGATCGTTTTTCCAATTTGCTTTCAATTTTTCAACTTCCTGAATAGTTTTAGCCATATTACACCCTTCTTTCTTTAATATTTATTACAATTATAATATAACTTTATTTGTCAATAATATTATATTAATATTTTATGATCTTTTTATGTACATACCCATCAATCTACACGCTTTATTCCTTATGTTTCGTTGATATTTCCCTGCACTTCCATATTTTCTCAATAAATGAAAACAATCTATTACTTGTCTGGCTAAGCCCTTACTGTTTACATGACAGTGTGGATTACTACCATCGGGATATGTAATATGTGGATTTGCTATAGATATGTATGGAGTACCGAAAGGCGACCCATCTTTATTATAATATATAATTAAGCCTTTATATTTTTGTTTTTTATACATTTTAATCACTCCTTTTATATTAATATTTTGTCAAGCCCCAATTCATCTCCCACTCAAAGAAGTGGGAGTATTCTTGGTGATGTTAGATAATATTTGATATTAATATACTAAATACAGTATAGCAAAGTTCCAATTAAATATCGTTTTTATTTAAAGTTTATGAAAGTGTTGTTTTTTGCTGTTATGATGTTTTTTGTTCTGTTTTTGTTCGTCTAAGTGGCATTATTAATGCTCTGCCTATATCAGACTCTATAATACAAGGCTTCATTTCGCCGTCTTGATAATGAACTGTTATATCATTTCCTAAAACATTGATTATATCTATAATTTGCGATGAAGGATAAAGTGATAAGCCTATTTCTGTTATAGCATTATCTTTTATATATTTTTTTACATTTTCGCCTTTTGCTTTAGCTTCAGCTTCTTTTTCTTTTAGTTGCATTTTTATATTTTTAATATCAATACTTGTCTTATGTGAAAAATCATTATAATCCTTTGGGAATATATCATTAGGATTAATCGGTGTTATATCATCGTCTAACTGTTTTAATCCTTCTATTGGATTGTTGATTTCTATTACATAGTATCCTGTGCAAAAATATTGTTTTTCTGTTATTTTGTCATTCCATACACCATGTAAAGCTGGTCTATGTGAATTTTCTTTTATATTTTGCTTAATTAATCTTTTAAGCGTTTTGTATGTATTAACCCTACCTGAATCCTTTGCTTGTTGAAGTGAAATTTCTTCTTTGATCATGTCTTCTAACAACAAAACTGCTGTTATATCTCCATTTTTAATTTTTAAAGTTAATTCTAATACTTTTGTTAAATTTAACATATTTATACCGTTATAAGAAACTTATAAAAAGTTATAAAATTTATAACTTTTATGTTCTTTTCCTTATTCATAGAGTCCGCTTTCGGAATCCTACTTGCGTTTGGTATGACTCTCCAAAGGCTTAAATTCCGATGTAACGACACCGTACATACCAACATAATCCGTTAAGTGAATTATGCTGATTTACCATATTTCATTAGATTTATAGCTGCATTTATATCTCTATCATGTATTACTCCACACTCGGGACACGCCCATTTTCTTGTCGATAAAGATAATTTATCTAAAACATATCCACATTCACTACACGTCTTACTTGACGGATAATATCTATCTGCTACTATAAATCTAATATTGTTCCATTTACATTTATATTCTATTATTCTACGAAACTCGCTAAATGTTTGTTCTTGTATGGATTTAGATAATTTATGATTTTTAAGCATACCTTTAACATTTAAATCTTCCATACATACAAACTCTGGCTTGGTTTTCACCAGTTTAGCAGTTTCTTGATGTAAATAGTTTGTACGAATGTCTTTTATTCTTTTATGGACTTTACGAATAAGGCACTCCAACTTGATTATATTTTTAGTTTTCTTATAACGGTTTACACCTCCTTCTTTTTGTTTTTCATATTTTCTCGATAATTTACGTTGGAGTCTTTTTAATTTTTTATTTAGTCTTTTTATTTCTTGACTCTTGTTAATATTAGGTATTTTTCTACCATCATTAATTACTGCTAAATCTTTAACTCCTAAGTCAATACCTATTCCATCTGAATACTCTTGGTTATTATTAGATTGATAATCAATACCAACAGTTATAAACCAATTAAAACCATCAAATTTTATTCTTGGATTATAAAATTTATTTGCTGTCTGCAATTCAATTCTATTTTCAGCAAGTTTAACCCATCCTATTTTTTCAAGTTTTACTTTATTGTCTTTAAATTTTAAATGTCCTAAATCTTCTCTGTGATAAAACCCTTGTTGTACATCTTTTTTGCTTTTAAATTTTGGATGTCCTTCTAAATCATAAACTGTCAATTGTCTACCTTGTCTTAATGCTTTTTTCTTAGTTTTTTCAGAATAATGTTTGTTTTCTATTTTAAAAAATCTTTTGTATGCCATACACAAATCTTTTATTGCTTGTTTAGGTATTTGTGCCGAAACTTCATTTAACCAACTGTATTCAGGATTTTTCTTTAGTTGTGTTAGTTCCTTTCTTAACTCTCCATCGTTTATAAACTTGCCACCGTTTTTAAAGTTTTCTAATTGCTTAGATAAAGCCCAATTATAAGCCCATCGTGCTACATCTGCACATTTCTTTAATAAAGTCTTTTGTTTATTGTTAGGTAATAATTGTACTCTAATTGTCTTTATCATCTTCGGTCAACTCCTCAATCATTTTACGTGCTTTGTTTGCTCTTTTACCTTGAAGTTTACAAGAAAATACAGTTATTATTTGCACTAAATCTTCAACAAGTTCTTGCTGTTCCGTTTTTTCTGTACTATCTACTACTTCAATTTCACATCCATACAGATTAGCTATATACTCCACTAACTCAAAACCAAATCTCAACAATCTATCTTTATAAAGAACAACAACTTTTTCAACTTCATCATTAACTATTTTTCTCAATAATGTTCTTAATCCTTTTTTAGTATAATTAATCCCACTGCCTATATCTTCGATTATTTCATAATTTTTATTTTGTTTGTCTAAATATAATTTCATGTTTTCAACTTGTCGTTGTAAATCGTCTTTTTGTTTATACGAAGATACTCGGCAATATCCTATAATAACTTTTGATTTTTCATCTTCTTTAATATTTAATACTTGTTTTAATTGGTCATGCGAATAATATCTATATCCATTAGCACCTGTATGATGTGGAATAAGTAATCCTCTTTTGTCCCAGTTTCTTAATGTTTGAGGAGTTTTCCCAACTAATTTAGAAAACTCATGTATAGTATAATACTTCACATTAACCACCTCTAATTGTATTATACTATACTAAATTATAAATGTCAACATTTATTTATAACTTTTTATAACTTTTTATTAACTGTTATTTACCTCCAATCCTAACTTCTCAATCTGTTCTTTATAATACCACCTACCGCCTTTATATCCTTCCTTGAGATATTCTTGTCTATGTGTTCTGTATATCAGCAAAAACCCTTTTATTATTTCTTCTTCCTCTGCTGTTATTTCTTCTGGAGTTCTACATGACATTTTGTATATCTTCAGTGCCTTTTCGGTATCATCTGATAATGAATAAGGTATATGTTTTTTGCTTTTACGTTTACCGTTTCTATCATAATTTGCATTATAATAATCCTGGTATGCATGATTAGAAACTATATTATATAAATCTATTTTGGCTTTTAGTAATGCTTTTTCTGTAAACATTTTATCATCTCCAATTTATATTGTTATTCAGGGAAGTCTTAGACTTCCCTGCTACCAATCCATCTCTTCTGCATCCTGTACTGCTGATACTAAACCATCGAATAATTCTGACTCGCCTAAACAATTATGCAGACTAATCACTACTGAATATGGTACATCGTATTCATCTGATAAATCATGTAAGTATTCTTTTAAGCTGTTATAGCCGTTTTCCTTTAATGCTTTTATCGTTTCTGGTTTAAGCATTTTTGTCAACTCCTTTGAATTTTCTTGACTATATTTTAGCAAAAACATTTTGTTGTGTCAATAGTTTTATATTAATATTTTCTAGATCTAGATGCTGCTATAGCACCAATGCGTTTATCGTCTTCATATATTTCTACAGTACCCTGCCTTAGTTCTCTGGCAAGTTTATCAAACTTAGCAATTGCTTTTACTCTATCTTCAGTTTTTAAAACTATACGCCAATTATGATTACTATTACCACCATGACGTTTAACATAGTACATAATATCACCACCAAATAAGTAATTTATTCAAATATTATCTTCATATTCGGCAACCTTATTGCTCTAGGTGTACCAGCTTCAGCATCGGTTTCCAGAAGCCCATATTGCATTAACATTTTAATATGTTCATATACACTAGCAGATGACTTTAATCCTACTCCTTCAGCTATCTCTCTAATTGTAGGAGGATAACAATGCTCCTGTATGTATTGTTTAATATATTCTAGTATACGTTCTCTAGGCGGTTTTGTCTGGTCTGCATATATAGCAATCATATTATCATTCCTTTCTATAGTTTAATATATTTAATTGCCATTATCATTTTCTTCTTCATCAGTAACCCCATAATAATTAAATATACTAGCTTCTCTATGATACATTAATATATGTTTTACTAAAGCTTTAATTTCTTTTTCCTTCATTTCAATAAGATCTGCTACTATACCATCAAGTCCACTTATCTTATCTAACTCCTTATTAATTCTTTTAATACTTGCTGTAACTCTACTCATAATATTTCATCCTTTCTTAATAATTGATAAAATAATTGATTTATTTAATTTTAATCCTATATCTTTTGTCTATCCCATATATAACTTCTTTAACTGTATAATTTTCTAGTATTAAAGCCAAATCTTTATACATTCTGGGAGATACTTCAATTTCTG